ACCTACTCGGTCGACGGCGGCGTGCCGTTCCCGATCACGGCCGTGTTCTTCGATGGGTCCAAGGCTGTATCGCCCATCGAAGAGCCCGGCGTCATCTCCACCGCGCCGCGCATCGGCGTGCAGCTGTCGCAGTTCCCGGCCGGCTACGACCCGCAGAACGCGCAGGGCGACACCTTCACCATCACCCGCACCGGCGTCACCTACGTGGTGCGCGCGGGCTGGCCCGACGGCCTGGGCGGCGCCCACCTGGAGGCCAACGAGCAATGAGCACAGCCCTCGCGCGGCGCCAGGTGCGCACGCTCGCGCTGAACGCGCTCAACACCCTGTCGGGCCCGAGCGTCGACAGCCCGGGCGATTGGGACGCGCAGCCCAAGGACCTGCCGAACATCAAGCTGCGCGCGATCGGCGACCGGAAGGTGTCGATCGGCCGCGTGCCGCCCGAGTTCACCACTACCGTCACGCTCGACCTGCTGCTCTCCGCTGCCGGCAAGACCGCCGAGGATGCGCAGGACGCGATCGAGAGCCTGTGCGGCCAGGTGGAGAACGTGCTGCTGACGAACCAGCCGCTGCTCGCCGTCGTGCAGCAGTTCAACACCGTCGCCAGCGACGTGAGCATCAGCGCCGCCGGCAGCCAGCACATCGCGCAGTCACGTATGCAGCTCGAGTGCGAGACCTTCGAGACCTTCGATCCCCTGCAGGTCAACCCGGGCGCGCTGCCCGACCTGCAGCAGGTCGGCATCCACGTGGACGCGACGAACGTCGCAGACCCCACCGGCACCTACCCGAACCCGCCATTCCCGCAGGCCGTCACGCCGGCGCCGCGCACCGCGGGCCCCGACGGCCGCGACGAAGGGCACGTCGAGATCAACCTCCAGAGCTGACCGCCATGTACGTGATCCCCGCCCCGGGCCTGAAGGTACCCGACCCCGCGCGCTTCAACACGCCGGAAGACCACCTGCCGCCGGAGGGTCGCGAGGTCGAGCCTTCCGGCTACTGGACCCGCCGCCTCATGGAGGGCGGCGTGACCCTGGGCGAGCCGCCCGCCGCATCGCCGCCGGTAGCGGCCTGAACCACCGCAACCCCTGAGAAGCCGCCCGCGAGGCGGCTTTTTCATTTTCGGAGCCGCCCGCCATGACGATCCCGTTCAAGAGCACCCCGCAGAACCTGCGCGTCCCCCTTTTCTACGCCGAGGTGGACAACAGCCAGGCCAACACCGCGCAGCAGACGCAGCGCGCGCTGATCATCGGCCAGATCACCAGCGCCGGCACGCTCACGCCGAACGTGCCGCAGATTTCGCAGGGCCCGTCCGAGGCCGCCCAGGTCGCCGGCCAGAACTCGATGCTGGCGCTGATGGTGTCGGCCTACCGCCTGAACGACAGCTTCGGCGAGGTCTGGTATCTGCCGCTGGCCGATGACGGCGCGGCCACCGCGGCGACCGGCTCGATCGCGTTCACCGCGGCCGCCACCGCCAACGGCACCCTGTACCTCTACATCGGCGGCGTGCGCTACGCGCTGCCGGTGAGCACCACGCAGACCACCGACCAGATCGCCACGTCGCTGGCCGCCCTGGTCAACAGCGACAGCGCTTGCCCGGTGGCCGCAACCGCCAGCACCCACACCGTGACCTTCACGGCGGTGAACAAGGGCCCGTGCGGCAACGACATCGACCTGCGCGTCAACTATGGCGGCACGCTCGACGGCGAGGCGCTGCCGGCCGGCCTGACCTTCACCATCACCGCAATGAGCGGCGGCGCGACGGCGCCCAGCCTCACGGCCGCGCTGGCCAACCTCGGCTCGCAGACCTTCGACTTCATCGTCTGCCCCTACACCGACAGCACGAGCCTGAACGCGCTGCGCGATTTCCTCGACGACACGACCGGCCGCTGGTCGCCGCTGCAGCAGCTGTACGGCCACGTGTTCGCGGCCCAGCGCGGCACGCTGAGCGCGCTCACCACGTTCGGCACCTCGCGCAATGACCAGCACGCCAGCGTGATGGGCTTCAACGACAGCCCGACGCCCTCGTGGCTGTGGGCTGCGGCCCTCGCCGGCGCCGCCGCGGTGAGCCTGCGCATCGACCCCGCTCTGCCGCTGCAGACGCTGATCCTCAAGGGCGTGCTGCCGCCGCCGCTGCAGAGCCGCTTCGCCATGAGCGACCGCAACGCGCTGCTGTACGACGGGATCAGCACCTTCACCGTGAGCGACGACGGCTCGGTGGCGATCGAGAACCTGATCACCACCTACCAGAAGAACGGCTTCGGCGCGCCCGACAACAGCTACCTCGAAATCGAGACGCTGTTCACGCTGACCTACGTGTTGCGCGCCATGAAGGGCCGCGTCACGTCGAAGTTCGCCCGCGTGAAGCTGGCCGCCGACGGCACGCGCTACGCGCCGGGCTCGGCCGTGGTCACGCCGTCGGTGATCCGCGCCGAGCTGATCGCCGAGTACCGCGAGCTCGAAAGCGCCGGCCTCGTGCAGAACGGCGATGCGTTCAAGGCCGGGCTGATCGTCGAGCAGAACGCGACGAACCCGAACCGCGTCGACGTTCTCTGGCCCGGGACCTTGATCGACCAGCTGCGCATCTTCGCGGTGCTGGCTCAGTTCCGCCTGATCGCCAGCTGACCGCGCCCGCCCTCTGACCCAAGCCGCCCACCGAGGCGGCTTTTCCTTTTCTGGAGGCCTCGATGGCAATCAATTCCAACCGCCTTGCGGGCACAGCGCAAATCTACGTGGACGGCCAGAGCTACATGCTCGCGGCCGACTTGACCTATAGCCCTTCGAGGGTAAAGCGCGACACCCTTGTCGGGCAGGATGCGGTTCACGGCTTCTCGGAGATGCCCAGTGCACCGTTCATCGCTGGCACCTTCCGCGACGCAGCGTCGCTCACCGTTGCCGACTTCAACGCCATGACGGACGTGACTGTTGTGTGCACGCTCGCCAACGGAAAGACCGTGACGGGTGTCGGCATGTGGACCACCGACGTGCAAGAAGTGAAGACTCAGGAAGGCACCTTCGAAGTTCGCTTCGAAGGGAAGCTGGTGGAAGAGGTGTGACGTGCAGGACAGCATCACCATCACGCTGCCGCAGCCGATCAAGCTCGGCTCGCTCGACTTTACCGAGCTGAAGCTGTCGGAACCCACGCTGGGACAGCTGCGCAAGGCGAATCGCGAGGTCCATTCGCTTGACCAGTTGGCCGTGCTGATCCACCTCAACGCGAATCTGCCTCCTGCCGTGGTCGACCAGCTGCCGCAGCGCATCGTCGACGAGTGCTCCGCTTTTTTCGGCCGCTTCGCCAGCGACTCCCAGACGACTTCGGAAACGCAGTCGCAGAAGTGACCCGCTTCTACGGCTGGGGCCCGCGCGAGGCGTTCGACCTCACGTGGACCGAAGTCGAGTGGTGGCTGGCGCAGGCCAAACGCATGCTGGGGTAGCCGATGGCGGCAGCGAACAAGTTCCAGATCCAGGTCGTCGCGATCGACAAGGCCACGCAGGTGTTCCGCAAGGTGAACACCTCGATGAGCGATGTCATGCGGCCCGCCACCAGGCTGCAGCGGCAGCTTGGCGCGCTTTCGAAAGAGGCGCACCTCGACAAGCTGGTGAAGGGCTTCGACTTCGTCTCGCGCTCGGCCGCCAACGTCGCCGACAACCTCGGGCTGGCCGTCACGCCGCTGGAGGCCCTGGCCGGCCTCGGCGCCGCGGGCGGCATCGTGGCCACGCTGACGGCGGCTGTGGGCGCCGGCGCGCTGCTGTCCAAGACCTGGGCCGATTCGGGCGCCGAGATCGGCAAGACCTCGCAACTGATCGGCATCAGTGCCAAGGACCTGCAGTTCTACCGGCGCGCCGCCGAGCAGGCGCAGGTCCCGGCCGACGAGTTCACCCAGGGCCTCTCGAACATGGCCCAGGCGCTGCACCAGATGCAGTACGGCTACCGCTCGGACCTGGCGGGCATGTTGAAGGGCTGGGGCGTCGCGCTGAAGACCGACAAGGACGGCGCGATCCAGCTCACCGACGCACTGGGTGACATCGCCGACGCGATCTCGAAGTACAAGGATCCGCAAACGCGCCTCAACCTGGCCCGGCAGTTCGGCATCGAGGGCCTGCTGCCGTTCCTGGTGCGCGGCAAGCAGGGCATCCAGGACCTGGTCGAAGAATCGAAGAAGCTGGGCCCTGCGTTCGACACCAACGGCGTCAAGCAGGCGACGCAATTCGAGCAGTCGCTGGCACGCTCAAAGATCGCGGTGGAAGCGATCACGAACAAATGGGGAGGCGTCGTGGGCCCGTACGGTGCGCGCGGGCTCGACGCGATCACCGACACCTTGACCGGCGAGCGCGGCAAGACCAGCAAGAGCAATTGGCTGCTTCGCAACGGCTATTCGCTCGGCCCGCTCGCCATACCGGCATACCAGGCCGGCCTTCTGTGGTCCATGCTGGGCGGTGAACGCGTCGGGGCCAACCCGATGAGCGGGCCGCTGCCGATCCGCGGCGACACCGGCGGCCGGCCCCTGATCGGCACGCGCGTGGATCCGCGCGACCAGCGCGACCGCGACGACGATCGCCTGACCATCCTCCGCAACGAGCTGGCTACCGAGACCGACCCGGGCGCCCGCGCGGCGCTGCAGCGCGAGATCGCCCGCGCGCAGGCGCAGCTGACCGGTGAGGGTGGCGCGGTGCCCCCGGCGCCGCAGCGCGTCAAGGTCGACGTGAGCTTCAGCAACGCCCCGCCGGGCACCACGGCGCGCATCTCCGACGAGGCGGGAGGCCTGGGCGGCCACCTGCGCATCAGCCACGTGCAACCGGGTACACCATGAGCGATCCCAAGAAGCCGAGCGGCGCCTTCTGGTCGCAGCTGAAGCCCGCGTCGTATCGCGGGGTCGCCTTCGGTGTGTTCTCCGGGCAGGCCCGCTTCGGCCGCCGCAACGCGCTGCACGAATACCCGTTCCGCGACACGCCGTGGGTCGAGGACCTGGGCCGGCAGTCGCGCCGCATCATGGTCACCGGATTCCTGGTGGGCGACGACGTGATCGCGCAGCGCGAGCGCCTGGTGGCCGCCTGCGAGAAGCCCGGCGACGGCAAGCTGATCCACCCGACGCTGGGCGAGCTCACCGTGTCGCTGATGGACTTCAGCGTCAACGAGTACCGGGAGAAGGGCAGGGCGTTCGAACTGCACTTCGTCTTCGTCGAAGCCGGCAAGCGCCTGTTCCCGAGCGACGAGGTGAACCAGACGCAGGCGATCGGCGATGCGGCCGATGCGACCTCGGCGGCCGCCACGAGCACCTGGACCGACGCGATCAACCAGCTGATCACCCAGCGCACGATCCCGCACGTCACCGGCTCGGTGTCCGATTGGGTTTCGGCGGCGATCACCGCGGGCCAGAGCGCGACGAACCTGCAGCACCTCACCGCGGCCCTCTCGGGCAACTTCGGCCGCATGCTGGGCCTGTCGTCAGGCGCGCAACAGGTCTTCAGCACGGTCGGCAACCTGATCGCGGCCGGCGCCTCGGCTCGCGCCTCGATCGCGCTCGCGGCCTCCACGCTCAACACCGCAGCCAAGCAGGTGAGCAGCAGCAGCCTCGCGTCGTTCGCGAGCGACGCGCAGGCGCTGGCTGACGCGGTGCGCACGGCCGCGCCAACGCCTGCCGACGCGCTGCGCGGCATGCTGAGCATGTCGACGGTGCAGGGCAAGACGACGGGCTCCGAGCAGCTGACGGGCGACCTGTTCCGCCGCATCGCGGTGGCCGGCGCAGCCAAGGCCTCGGCGGACTACCAGCCGTCGAGCAGCGACGAGGCGCAGCAGGTGCGCAGCCAGGTCACCGCGGCCATCGATGCCGAGATCGACGTGGCCGGCAACCAGGGAGACGACGACGTTTACACCGCTCTGCGGGCCATGCGCGCACAGGTGGTCAAGGACATGAACGCCAAGGGCGCGGCGCTGCCGGGCCTGATCACCGTCACGACGAATCAGCCGCTGCCGGCCCTTGTGCTGGCGCAGCGCCTGTATCGCGACTACACGCGGGCCGATGAACTGGTGAAGGTCGCGAACCCGCGGCACCCGGCCTTCATGCCGCTGAGCTTCAAGGCGCTGGCGCAATGACCGATCAGATTCAGCGCGTCGAGATCACCGGGCATCGAATCGACGACACCGTCAAGCTGGTGATCAACAGCAAGGCCTGGGCCGGCTGGACCGACGTGCGCGTCACGCGCGGGCTGGAGCGCATGCCGAGCGACTTCGAGCTGCACGTCACCGAGCTGTCTCCGGCGGACGGGCAGAGGTTGATCATCAATGCCGGCGACGCCTGCGAGGTGCGCATCGGCAGCGACACGGTGATCACGGGCTACGTCGATCGCGTGGCGCCCTCGATCACCGCGCACCAGCACACGGTGACCATCGCCGGCCGAGGCAAGTGCGCCGACCTGGTCGACTGCAGCGCCGAGGCGCCGTCTGGGCAGTTCAAGAACAGCACGATCCTGGAGATCGCGCAGACGCTGTGCAAGCCCTACGGCATCCAGGTCTTCGCCAGCGGAGACCCTGGCAAGCACCTGCCACAGTTCAACATCGACCTCACCGAGTCGGCATGGAGTGTCATCGAGCGTATGGCGCGCTTTCTGCGCCTCGTGGCCTACGAACGCACCGACGGCAACCTGCAGATTTCACAGGTCACATCGAGCAGCTTCGCGACCGCGCCTTCCGGCTTCAAGGAAGGCGTGAACGTGGAGCAGGCTGCCGCCCTGTTCGCGAATGACCAGCGATACAGCGAGTACCAGGTCGTGCGCACGGGCATCGAGATCCTGCGCGACTCGGCCAACTACGAGAACGTGATCACGACCGTGCGCGACGGCGGTGTCAGCCGGCACCGGCGGCATGTGGTCGTGGCCGAGGCCTCTGGCGACGGGATCGACGACATCACCGGCCAAGGCCGTGCGGAGTGGGAGGCGGCGCGCCGGATTGGTCGCTCGGCGATGTTGCGCCTGACCACCGACTCCTGGCGCGCAGCGGATGGCACGCTCTACCAGCCCGGTCAGCTGGCACGCTTCCAACTGCCGTCCCTGTATCTGGCGGATGTTCAGTGGGCGATCAGCGAGGTGACCTATCGCGCTGGCCCGGACGGCACGCATTGCGACATCACCGCGATGCCGCTCGTGGCGTTCCTGCAGCAGCCGACGCTGGCGCCGTTCAACGTGCTGCCGCGCGATTTCTACTCCATCCCTCTGTCGGGGGCTCAATGAGCGAAAGCGTGCGGCGCGCTTGGAACCGGCTGCTGCAGCTGGTCGGCCTAGCCAGGGTGACCCTCGTGGACGACAGCGGGCCCGTGCAGCAGATGCAGGTGCAGTTCCGCCGAGAAGAGGTGCGCGACAACGTGCCGCGTCTGACCGAATACGGCTTCCAGAGCAACCCGCCGGCCGGCTGCGATGCGGTGGTGGTGCACCTCGGCGGCGACCGCTCCAGCGGCATCGTGATCGCCACGGGCAGCCAGCAGTACCGTCTGACCGGCCTGGCCTCGGGCGAGGTCGCGATCAGCGACAACCGGGGCCAGAAGGTCTACCTCACGCAGGCGGGCATCGTCGTCGATGGCGCCGGCCTGCCGATGACCTTCAGGAATGCGCCGAGCGCCTTGTTCGACATCCCTTCGGTGCACTTCACCGGCAACGTGCAGATCGACGGCACCGAGCACGTGGACGGCACGATCACCAGCGACATCAGCGTCACGGCGCTCCAGGTCTTCGATCAGAACGGCGCCAAGAGCATGGCCGGCATGCGCGCGGCCTACAACGAGCACCACCACGGCGCCAGCGTCTCGACCGACACACCGATGTAAGCCATGCCCTTTTCCCGCCCCACACTCGACGACCTGCGCACCCAGGTGCTGCAGGACATCGCCTCGCAGCTCCCGGGCACCGACCCGATCCTGCGCTACTCGAACCTCAACATCATGGGGCGGGTGCAGGCCGGCCTCGCGCAGGAGCATTACGGCTACCTGGACTGGATCTCGCAGCAGGCCGTGCCGTTCACCTGCACCGACGAGTTCCTGGAGGGCTGGGCGGCGCTGAAGGGCGTCTACCGGCTGCCGGCCACGGTGGCCACGGGTGCCGTCACCTTCACCGGCACGAACGGCAGCGTGATCCCGAGCGGCACGCCGCTGAAGCGCTCGGACGGCATGGCCTTCGTCACCACGGCCGACGCCACGATCGCCTCGGGCAGCGCGGTCGCGCCGGCCGAAGCCGTGGCCGACCCGGCCGGGCAGGTGGGCGCGAACGGGAACACCGACGTGGGCGTGCAGATGTCGCTGTCGTCGGCGATCTCCGGCGTGAACGGCACCGGCTCCGTCTCCACGGCGTTCACAGGAGGCGCCGACATCGAGAGCGACGACAGCCTGCGTGCGCGCATGCTGCAGGCCTACCAGAACCCGCCGCACGGCGGCTCGGCCAGCGACTACGTCACCTGGGCGCTGCAGGTGCCAGGCGTCACGCGCGTGTGGGTGGTGCCCAACGGCTACGGCCCGGGCAGCGTGGTGATCTACCCCATGTTCGACGTG